GAAAGATAATGAAATTATTGAAGGCGAAAGCGAAACACCAGAACAAAATAATACTGGAAATAAGTAAAATTCATTACATTAAATCTATGACGCCTTTGCCTGAATTATTACAAGGTGAAGATATGCAAAACCCTATAGAAGTAAGACAACATACATATTCATTGAAACCTAGAAAGGGAGTAGGTGGCAAACCTTATGCAGAAAAACAATATTCAGTTTTTAGAGGAAGTCAAAGAGTACAAGCTGCCATTAAAATGGGATATACTCACATTGAGGGAGTTGTTATAAATGACTGACGCATATCTAGGTAATCCAAATCTAAAAAAAGTAAACACACCAGTTGAATTTACTAAAGAACAAATTTTAGAATATCAAAAGTGTGCTAATGACCCCATTTACTTTATGAGAGAGTACATACAAATTGTATCTCTTGATGATGGTTTAGTACCTTTTAAAATGTATCCTTTTCAGGAACATATAGTTAGGACAATACATGACAATCGTTTCACAATTTGCAAATTACCTAGACAAAGTGGTAAATCGACCACTACTATTTCATATCTATTGCATTATGCCTTATTTAATCCTAATAGTAATATTGCTATTCTAGCAAACAAATCATCAACTGCTAGAGATATTTTAGGCAGACTACAACTTGCATATGAAAACTTACCAAAGTGGTTACAACAAGGTGTCATAAACTGGAACAAAGGTAATATAGAATTAGAAAATAAGTCCACTATTGTGGCAGCTGCAACATCTTCAAGTGCAATTCGAGGTGGTTCATTTAATATAATTTTCCTTGATGAGTTTGCTTTCGTACCGGCTAATATTGCCGAAATGTTTTTTAGCTCAGTTTATCCTACAATTTCATCTGGTTCAAAAACTAAAATGATAATTGTATCTACACCTTATGGTATGAATCAGTTTTATAAACTATGGGTTGATGCAGAAAATAAAAGAAATGATTACATACCAATTGAAGTACATTGGTCTGAGGTGCCTGGTAGAGATGAGGCTTGGAAAGAGGCCACAATTCGAAACACCTCACCTGAGCAGTTTCAACAAGAGTTTGAGTGTGAGTTTTTAGGTTCGGTAAATACATTAATTAGTCCTGCTAAAATTAAAAATATGGTGTTTAAAAATCCTATTACTTCAAATGCTGGTTTAGATGTATTTGAAAATCCAATTAAAGGCAATACATATGTTTGTACAGTTGATGTTGCTAGAGGTGTACAAAAAGATTACTCAGCATTTACAGTTATAGATGTAACTAAAATGCCTTATAGAATTGTTGCAAAATATCGTAACAATGATATTAAACCTTTATTGTTTCCACACACAATACAAAAAGTTTGTGATGGTTATAACAAAGCTCATGTGTTAGTTGAAACAAATGATTTAGGACAACAAATTGCAGAATCATTACAGTTTGAATTAGAATATGATAATCTATTAATGACTACACAAAGAGGCCGTGCAGGTCAAGTATTAGGTGCAGGATTTAGTGGTAGAGGTTCTGGATTTGGTGTTAAGATGACCAAACAAATTAAGAAGATTGGTTGTTCAAACATTAAAACATTAATTGAATCTGATAAACTAATTATCAATGATTTTAATATTATTGAAGAGATGTCGACCTTTGTTAGAAGAGGCCAAAGTTGGCAGGCTGATGAGGGAAATACAGACGATTTGATGATGTGTCTAGTCATATTTGGTTGGTTATCAAACCAGCCATTCTTTAAAGAGATGACAGATACAAACGCAAGACAAATGTTATATGAAGAACAACAAGCCTTAATTGAGCAGGATATGGCACCATTTGGATTTGTAGATGATGGCACACCAGACCACGAAAAACCTGAAGTAGATGAATATGGTACTGTCTGGCATCCAGTGGTTCGTAAAGGATTATAGTCTAATTTACAGTTATTATAAATATCAGTAAGGTTGAATTTTGAATATGGGCATAAGAAAACTTATGAGTTTTGAATATTTTAAACAATTAAAGATAATTAGCTAATTAAAGGAGAAAACCTAATGGCATTTCAAGTATCACCAGGTGTTCTCGTACAGGAAAAAGACCTAACTAGAATCATACCTGCTGTTTCTACATCTATAGGTGCAGTTGCTATCCAAGCAACTAAAGGACCTTTAGATGAGATAGTAAGTATCTCTAGTGAGCAAGAATTGGTAAGCACATTCGGTAAACCTGACTCAAATACTTTTGAGGGATTTTTTACCGCTGCTAACTTCTTATCATACTCTAACGCTCTAAGAGTTGTCCGTGTTACGAACTCATCTGTATCAAATGCTACCGAAAGTGGTAGTACATTTGTTATTAAGAATACAACTGATTACCAAGATAACTTTGCCGCTGGACAAGCTTCTGTTGGTTTATGGGCAGCTAGAACAGCTGGTGCATGGGGAAACAATTTAAAAATTGAATCATGCCCGTCTGCTACTGCTTATGAAGAAACTAATAAAACTACTGTCGCTGATGCAGCTATGGCTGCTGGCGATACGGTTGTAACAGTTACATCAGGAACAGGTATCACAGCAGGAGATATTGTTAATTTTGGTGACCAATATGAATATAGAGTTATTAGTGTAGCAACTAATGATTTAACAATAGTTAGAAAAGAAGAACCACAATACTTCACAGCTTCTGACTCTTCAGGTTTACATGCAGCCCCAACAAATGGTGCTCAAGTAAGAAGAAGATGGAGATACTATGACTTATTTGATAAAGCACCAGGAACTTCACCATATGCACAAGCAAGAGGTGGTTCAGGTGACGAAATTCATATAGTTGTAGTTGACGAAGATGGTGGAATTACAGGTACAAAAGGTGATGTATTAGAAACTTTTGGTGCTGTGTCTAAAGCTTCAGACGCAAAAACACCTCAAGGAGATACTAATTACTATCCAGATGTAATCTATAATAAATCTTCTTACATTTACTGGATGGACCACAATTCATCTGGTTCAAACTGGGGCTCAGCTGCTTCAGGAACAACTTACACTTCAGTAACAACTGTAAGCGTAGTTTCATTACTAAACGGTTCAGACGGAACAGCCGCAACAACAGCTCAAAAGTTAACTGCTTATGAGAAATTTCAGGATGCTGAAACTGTTGATGTTGGTTTAATTATGGCCGCTAATGGTGATGCTACACACGCAGGTAACCTTATTACAATCGCAGAAAACAGAAAAGATGCAGTAGCATTTGTATCTCCTGAAAGAAGTGATGTTGTAGGTGTTGCTGATTCAAATACACAAAAAGACAATGTTGTTTCATTCTTTAATGGAATTAACTCATCTTCATATGTTGTATTTGACAGTGGTTACAAATATATGTACGACAGATACAATGATGTTTACAGATATGTCCCATTAAACGGTGACATGGCTGGACTAGCTGCTAGAACAGACTTAGTAGCGGATGCTTGGTATTCACCAGCAGGCTTTAACAGAGGTATTGTTAGAGGCGTTGTGAAACTTGCATTTAATCCAACTAAATCACAAAGAGATGAATTATACAGAGCTAGAGTAAATCCTGTGGCAACATTCCCAGGACAAGGTACTGTATTATTCGGTGATAAAACTGGATTGTCAGCTCCTTCAGCATTTGATAGAATCAATGTTAGAAGACTGTTCATCACTTTAGAGAAGGCAATTTCAACTGCTTCTAAATTCCAATTGTTTGAATTCAATGATGAATTTACAAGAGCGAACTTTAGAAACATTGTAGAGCCTTTCCTAAGAGAAGTACAAGGTCGAAGAGGTATCACAGACTTTTTAGTAGTGTGTGATGAAACTAACAACACCGGCGAAGTAATTGATAGAAATGAATTTGTTGCTGAAATCTTTGTGAAACCAGCAAGAAGTATCAACTTTATCACATTACAATTTGTCGCAACCAGAACTGGCGTCAGCTTTGACGAAGTTGCAGGTTAATAGGTAAAGGAGAAATAAAATGCCAAACATTAATGACTTCAAAGCCAAACTTGCAGGTGGTGGCGCAAGAGCCAATCAGTTTAAGGTGACTATGCCTTTTCCTGGTTACGCACAAGTTGGTGGCGAAATAGAAGACCTAGCATTCTTATGTAGAGCAACATCATTACCAGGTATGACTGTACCTAGTTTTAATGTGCCTTTTAGAGGCAGAGCTATTAAGATTGCTGGTGATAGAACAATTGAAGATTGGTCTGTTACTGTGTACAATGACACAGATTTCAAACTAAGAAATGCGTTTGAAAGATGGTCAAATGGTATCAATAACTTGACAGACAATGAAGGCTTGACAAATCCAGCGGATTATCAAGTTGATGCGTTTGTTGACCAATTGGATAGAAACGGTGCAACTATTAAGTCTTACACTTTAAGAGGTGTATTTCCTACTACAATTGCTCCGATTGAATTGACATATGACGAAGCTACAGCGATTGAAGAATTTTCTGTGACTTTTGCATATCAATACTTTGAAAGTAACACTACTACTTAATACATAAATAGTAGTTAAAAAGGAATATTATTATGGCTGAATTATTTGGATTTTCTATCACTCGTCTGAAAAAACAGGCGGATCCAAAACAAAGCTTTACACAACCACAAGCGGATGACGGTACCCAAACCGTCGCCGCCGGTGGTTATTTTGGTCAGTACCTCGATATGGAGGGACAGGCCAAAACAGAGCAAGATTTAATTCGTAGATATAGAGAAATAGCATTACACCCCGAATGTGATATGGCAATTGAAGATATTGTCAATGAAGCAGTTGTGGCTAATGAATTGAAAGATGCTATTCGTCTTAAAATCGAAGAAATCCCATTTGGTAAAGAAGTTAGAAGGAAGATAGAAGATGAGTTTAAAGAAGTATTAAGGTTAATG